CACACCATGCTTTGACAACATGGTGTGTAAAAGTAGAAACCGCCCAGGAGCTTAACAGCCCCATGGGGTTTCCTACTTTGTAGCGAACACTACCATTCTTATGGTAGAATTCCCTACTGGTTACGATAGTTTTCCACATCCTACCTATTTGTGATCCGTAGACAGCAGACACAACTTCGAATTCCAGTTCAACTGGAAAACGATCTGTGAATGCCGTCATATCGGAACTGTATAGGCTAGATCCCATCTTTTTTACAAGAGACGGAATCTGGTCTTGAAAGTATGTCACATCGTTTGGTAATCTGCGTAAGCCTTTCATGAATGTATCATGAATTCCTGAAAGGCAAACGTTTGACCACCAATCTGCTATAGCGATAACCCGTGTTTTACACGCTTTATCACTAAGCAGAACTAGTTTTGAGTGTGAAAACTCACCACTAGGACACTCATACTTCTCCATATCAACTTTAATCAAATTATCTTTTATAAATTGATTAATTTCGTTATAGAGATCTTCATTTCCTGGAGACTGTAAGGCCTTCAGGTCCTGTAGACATGTAATAGCGGCAGGCCCATTTGGCCCTGCCTTATTACTAAGTAAGAGTCGTGCCTCCATTAATTCTTGGGGTAAAACCTTCAGAATTCTTGGATAAGCACGGATGTAATCTGTTATCTGGTTAAGCACGTCTTGCTTAGCCGTAGAAGCAGAAGTAATGGTATCCGTTAAGTATTTAGGTTTGCACCTAAATTCTTCTATCAGTCGTAAGACTGAAAGGGTATACATTACCTCACTTTTGAGCGACCTATCGGGCTTCAAGAATCTTACAACTCTTGGAACCCCATCCTTATCTGTTTTACAGAAAGGAACATTAGTAACAGTTTGTCGCAAAACAAACTGCTGCAGGGATAAACGGTACTGTTTTAACAGTTCCATTGTCCTTTCCTCTCCCTTGAACTTCATCAAGGAAGAGACTAATGATAGGAATTTCTCTACATTCGCTGATGGATCTTTGGAATGTAAGATGTTGATCATCGGAAGGAGTTTCCTCACGGAAACTAACCACTGATTATCATTTGTCTTATTTTTCATTGTCATAATTGATTAAATCAATTTTGATTGCGTTCGCATGAACGTTAGTCCATGGTGCCACAATTAGGGGCACAGTTTTGTTCTGCGGATAAGCGTCTATCACTA